CTCGGTGCGGGCGAGATCGCCCAACTGTCGCCGGAACTCCGGCGCGAGCCTCGCATCCTCCAGAATGTCCCGCTGCGCGTACTCGGCGTCTTCCACCGCGCGCTGGGTCGCGATCTGCTGGGAGACCAGTCGGCTCACTTCCTGCGGATTGACCGCGGGCGTGCGGGCCTTGATGACCGATACCAGCTTCCTTACCGCTTCCTCATCGCCCATGCCTGCCGAGAGGACGATGTTCTCGAGCTCTTTGTCGTCGAGCTCCGCCGGGGCCCCCTTTGGGGTGGGCTGGGCGTGCGAGGCAGAAGCTAACGCTTCTTGAGCTCGCCGTAAAGTGTCTTCGGTCGCCATCCCGCGGGCGACCCCCTCGCGCAGCTCCTTCAACGTGAGCCAGCGCTCCTCGCCCGCGACGATCGTGCGGTAGTAACGCACCCCATCGATCAGGCGCTCCTCGGCCCCGTCGTCGCCTCGAGTGCCGCCCGGAGGCGGCTCGCCCTCGCCCGGCGACCCTTCCCCGGGCGTTTCCCGCGTACCGCCTTCCTCCTGGAGCCGCCTGGCCTCTTCGGCCTCGAGCCGCTCGGCTTGCCGCGCGCGCTCCTCCTGCTCATCGATCGCCTGACGGGCGAGCTCGTCCTCGCGCGCCGCACGGCGCTCGCGGGCAGCCGGGGAATCATCGAACTCCCCGCCCGCGAAGCGACCGGCCGTGCGAAGGTTCCCCCGTCCGTCGCCCTCAACGTCGGTGAGCTCCTCGGCGCGCTGTCCATCCGTCGTGCTCGCGATCTGCTCGATCCTCGAGAGCCGCCCGCGGTTCACCTGGTCGTTGACCTCGGCCGGCGTCGGTCGGGGCGTGCCGCCATCGCCCTCCCGGGTCTGCTCGCGGAATCTGCGGAAGAGTTCAAGCGCCATGTTCGTCTCGCTCTGCTTGTAGGAGGGTCGCGGCATTGCGGCCTTCCTCGATTGCGGCCCGTAGCCACCCGCGCACGCGGTTTGCGACGCGGGCGTCGAGCTGAAGCTGCGCGATCTTGCCCGCATCCTGCGGGTCGACCGTGACGAGCGCCGCCTGTGCGCGCTCCAGATCCTCACGCGCGCGCTCGATGATGAGCTGCGCGGCCGGGTGCTCGCGGAGGAAGATCTCGATCTCGCGTCCGAGCACGGCCGCCTCGAGGCGGGGATCGGCCGCGGCGTCCTCCTCGATCTCGGGGGAGGCGCTCATGCGACCTGTCCGCCGGCGGCCGCGGCCTGCGGCTGCGGCGCGGCACCGCGAAGCGCGGCGTTCTGCGCCTGGCCTGCCTGGTTCTGCATAGCGCCTTCCGCCTGCGCCGCGCGCTGCTGCTCGGCCGCTCGGTCCTGGCGCTCGAGGTCCATGAGATGCCCGATCAGGAGATGACGGCTCTGGTGATCGTCTTCCTTCGCCGCCAGCGCCAACTTGGTGAGATTGCCTTCGCGGCTCGTCACGAGCTTGACCACGTTGCTCTCGCGCTTGTTCTGCTTGTTGATCTCGAGCACCTGGAGCTTCCGCAGCAGTCCCTGGATCGTCATCATGAGCCGCGCCTTCTCCGGATCCTGGCCCTGGAAGAACCGCACCGCATCGCGGTAGCCCGCAAGGGCGAGAAGTTCCTTGCCCACCTCCTTCAAGTCGAGTCCGGGGATCGGCTTCGCGGTCAACTGCGCGTAGGTCGAAAGCGCCGCGGTGAAGCGCTGCTGCTTGGTCGTGGGATCGGTGGCTCCCATCCCCAGGTTCACGTTGACGGCGAGGCGCTTCTCGAGGATCGCATCCGTCAGCTCCGACACCCCGAAGCGCTGGAGTACGCGCGCCTTCTGACCCGCGATCGCGAGCAGCACCTGGTCGGTCTCGTAGTACTGCTCGAGGAGCACCAGGTGACGGAGCACGGGCAGGAGGAAGGTCTGCACGAGCGTCATCAAGGTGTACTCGGTCAGCATCATCGCAGGCGACTGCACGGCATTCAGCGTGCGATGGCTCTCCCGCGGGGTGCGCGCCTGCTGGAGCGCCAAGGGGTTGAAGTTGCCGAGTAGCTGATCGAAGTCCGCATCGCTTCGGGATTTCTCCTGGTAGACCGAGGCCGGGAGGTCGGGCCAGCTCACCTCCTTCACGTCCTTCTCGGGGTCGTTCACCATCGTCACGCGCCCGGGGACGTTGCGCACCAGGCTCGAGGTGTCGACGTTCGCCGTGCGCTTGACGAACCAGGCCTTGTTGAGAATGAACTTGAGATTGTCCGAGGTCTGGTTCTCGAGGTCGTTCGCCGCATCGGCCAAAGGCCGCGCGAGGTTGGCGAGCGAAGTGGGCGCGGGCTTGTGGGTCTCGATCTGGCAGGTGCCGACGACGTACGGGCGCTCGCCGAACCAGACCGTGTCGATCAGGGGCGCGGCCTGCGTCAGCATGTACTTGCAGCCCAACATGTACCACTCGTAATCCTGGCCGCGGAAGCGGTGGATGTGCCGCTGCACCCACACCACATCGTAGTCCGTGACATCGCGCGGATGCTGGGTCGGGTCCTGGCTCAAGTTGAGCCGCGCCGCGCGCGTTGACTGATCATCGTTGTCGATCGAGGCCGCAATCCTCGCGCGGTCGTAGTACTTCCACTTCCGGCCCTTGGGGTCGGGGTGGCGCATGCGCTCCTCGACCTCGCTTACGTACATCGGGATCAACTCGATGAGATAGGGCGAGGTGCCGACCACGTCGTACCACTTGGCCGAGGGGTCGAAGCGGAAGTTCTCAGCGGCGATCAACTCCTGGCACGGACGGTCATCGCGCACGTGGTACTCGCCCTCCTCGTCCGTGTAGGCCAGGTACTTCCAGTAGCTGTGACAGATCACCACACCCTGCGAGCACCCATCCTGCATCGAGCCCATCGCGAACTGGAACCACGGCATCGTCACCGTGAGCCGCTCCTGGAGGAGCGCCTGCATCACTTCCGCCGAGACCACCTCCTCGATCTCGGAAGGGTTCGCGGGCGTGACCTCGATCAGATCGAGGTTCGAGAAGAGCGCGGCACAGAGTGCGGCCTCGTTCTTGCGGATGACGGTGCGGATCTTCGGGCGGTAGAGGTGCGAGCGCTTGCGGAAGGACTCGGACAAGTACTTCGATGAGCTCGGGTGCTGGTTGTTGAACGCGCGCAGGCCATCCTCGAGCTGCGCGCGGAAGTTCGCATCGGTCCAATCGGTGGAAGTGCGGTAAGCGGCCTGCGCGCGCTTCTCCCAGTCGGGCTTCTCCTCCTTGGGCGGCGCGTCCTCGTCCTCGTACTCGATCGGCTCGCCGTCCGGCTCCTCCGGCTCCCCGCTCGAGGCGCCGTGGAGCTCATCGCGGTGACCTTCCCCGGGCACGTCCCAGCCGACCGAGGGCGGCCGCCCAGGCCGCTCGAGCGGTCCGCCGGCTTGACTTCGCTCATCGCCCAGGCGATCGCGGACGAGCTGGCTCTCATCCGACTCGGGCGGATCGGGCTGCCCGGGCGGACCGCGGCGCGGGCCGGGTCCCACATAGGGACGGTAGCGGTTGACATCAGCCATGACGGGCCTCGGCTTGCGCTTTGGCCGCACTCCACGCACGGCGCTGATCCTCTGCGCTGAAAGTGCTCGCCGGCACGTGAAGCCCTTCGGCGTTGCGCGCAAAGCAGTCGCGCTCGAGGCCCGAGACGAGATAGAGCGGGTCGACCAGCGGCACCCAGCTATCGAGCCCGAAGGGCGGGGCGGTGCTGGAGGGGAGTCTGAGGCTCACGGACGCCACCCGCGCAGTTGCTGACGGCGCAGGATCGAGCGCTTGAGATCGGGCGGAATCACCGGCACATCCTCGCCGTTCCAGGCACCGCGCGGCAAGCGGAAGGCCTCGAGGAGCGCACCGCCGTGCTTGACCGCCTCGGCCTCTGCCGCGTGCACGGTCGCGAGCTTCTCGCGCGGGATGAGACTTCCGAAGCCCTCGCGCCCGCATTCCATGGCAATCAGGCTCGCGATGAGGACGTGCCGCACGACGAGTGCGTGGCCCGTGAAGGAGACGAGCCAGTAATGGTTCGGATAGGCCTTGCAGAGGGCGACCGAGACCTTCTTCGCGAGCTCGAGGTCGCGCCGCTCATCCGGCTCGCCGCGCTCGATGTGGACGATGGGATCCATCGCGCGCGCAGCTACGCCCTCGGTGTCTCGAAGCAGTAGCCCTGCGGCACCCGCACGAGCATCGCGAGAGCGAAGATCCCGGCTTCGCGCGTTCCAGACTCCTCGATCGGCCACTCGCAGGCGGCGTGCTCGGCCGAAATCGAAACGATCCGCATCGTGGGACCGCCTCCAGAGCGGCGCACGATATCGCCTGCCTTGAAGGCGATGGGACTCACGTTCTGTGGGCCGCGGGGTTCGGGCGTGCTGCTCACGTGACTCGTTCAGGAGCCGGGGTACTCTTCCGGTGGAATGTAGCCCGGGCGTTGATAGATGCCGGTCGTGCCCAGATCGGTCGAGTCGAAGCGCCGGCCGTTCGAGAACTCGTAGATTCCATGATCGGGGGCGGCGAACTCCGAGCCCCAGGCGCGCTCGACCATCTCGAGGAGCGAGATCTGGCGGCTCGAGACCTTGGGGCCGAGCGCCGGGTTGAGGTAGGGAAGCGGACTCGTGGGGGTCGTCACTTCAGCCTCCGCAGAGATCCTCGATCGCCTCGAGGTGCGCCTGCACCGAGGCCTCCCAGGTGGGAATGCGCGGTGCGGTCTCGAGCGACAAGGTCTTCCCCATAGATCGCCACCCTTCGTATTCTGCCTCGAGACGCTCGATGAGCTCGTCCACGCTCGACTCGTACCAGCCCGGAACGGCAGCCGGCGACTGATCGCGAAGCGACAATAGCCCAAGCGCACCGGCCAGGTCGAGATGCCCGCTGTTGCGGCTCGCAATGATGGGCACTCCCGAGGCGAGGCACTCCATGGCGACTAAGTTGGTGCCCGCCTCGCAGCGGTTCGGGAAGACCCCGACATCGCACTCGCGCAGGACCTGCGGCATGAGCCGATTTGCGACCTGGCCCAGGACCCAGCGCTGGCGATCGGGGATGCCGTTTGCCTCAAGCCACGCCGCGATCCCCGCTCCCATGTCCTCCTGCCACTCGATCGGCTCGACTAAGCGGGACTGGGCGAGCTCGCGGACCATGAGCTTCTCCCAGGCCGAGCGCCAGGCGACGATGAGGAACGCATCCGGGTGCGCGGCGAGGAAGCGCCGCGCCGCCGTGACGACCACGTCCTGGGCCTTCCGCAGGCAGAGCTGGCCGCCCGAGAAGAGCACGAACCGATCTGCGAAGAGCCGCTTGCGCAACGGCCGGAAGAGCTCGCGGTCGACGCCCTGGTGCACGCAGCGCACGCGCTTCAACCCATGGAAGCGCAGCACGTCCGCACCCCACCTCGAGCAGGCGATGAGCCCGTCGTAACCTGAGAGCGCGGCCACTTCCTCCGCGGTCAACTCCGAGCGCTCGATTGCGACGAAGCCGATCTGCTTGGCGGGCACTTCGGGCATACGAGGAAAGACGCTCAGGCCGATCGGGCGTAAGAGCACATCGCGCTCGCTGATCCCGCACGTCCGGTCCTGGGTGAGCCGTTGGTAGCCCACGAAGACTCGCTCCTCGAGCGGGTCGAGCGGCACGAGGAAGCGCATCGGGTAGAGGACCGGCATCGGGCGCCAGCGCCCCGAGTCGCCTGCGTAGCGGCAGAACTGATACCCCACGATCCCGTAGCTATAGGTATCCCCCACGCCCCACTCGAAGAAGAGATTGCGGAAGCCCTCCGGATAGTCGAATACGTCCCTCACCACTCTTGCTCCGCGCTGTCGGCGACTTCGCGCTCGCCCGCCTGGTCGCGCAGGCGCCGCAACTCATCCAGAAGGCGTCCCATACGCCCTTTGTTCGCGGCTGTCTGCACGCGGTAGAGCTCCTCGAGCTCGTAATCGGTGAGATCGCTCATGTTTCATCAGGCTCGATCACGCGGTTGTCCTGATTTTCTGGCGTGGTCGGCTCCGCATCGTAGAGTCGCGCGGTCGCATCGAGCAAGTCGACCTTGCCGCCAAAGGGGAAGAAGTCGAACTGGAGCCGCAAGCGCTCGGTCACATCGTAGATCCGCTTCTCCTCATCGAGGCGCATGATCGGACGGGCCACCCGGTACTCGTAGCCGGCGGCGATCATCGAGCGCTGCAGCTTCGTGAGCCGCTCCTCATCCGTCGGGTAGGGCAGGTAGAAGCGGTGTCCGCGCACATCCGGGACGAGCCGCTGAATGCGATCGATCTTCGAGTCCTCCCCGTCCCGCGGCCAGGCGAGCTCCACGATCTCGAAGTACCGTCCCTCGACCCGCTGGCGCTCGAGAAAGTAGTCGAGATCGGCCTGCGCGCCGTAGGTCTCATAGCCCGAGATCATCCCCATCATGCCGGGCGCCCCAACCCACTTCTCGCGCAAGTCCCGGAACCACCGCCAGCGCTCCATCAGGTCCATCTTGTGATCGACGCCGTCGAGCAGGTACTTGTTGCCGGCGACATCGATGCCGAGCACGACCATGGCGGTGTTCGCGCTGTTCTTCTTCTTCGAGCGCGCCGGGTCGCAGAGGAGATATCCCATGAGCGTGCGCGGGCGCGCCTCGTAGACCTGGAGGTCGGAGACGTTGAACATGCGCTGGCTGCCGGCCAAGGGCGAGCAGAGCATCTGACAGGCAAGCGTGGAGTCGAGCAGATCGCGCTTGCGCCGCGTCCACTCGGCGAGGCTGAAGAGCACCGGCCGCCCGTCCTTGCGTCCGTTGGCGGTGGCCGGGTGGATGCGCGGGATCGCCGCGCCCCGATCGATGATCGTCTGGTAGGTGTCCGCGAAGTGATAGCGGGTGCCGACATGCCACTTGCGGCCGCCCTCGACCGAGAGGTTGCCCGAGAGCGACCAGGCCTCGGTCGTCTTCTGGATCTGATCCGCCGTGCTCACCGACTTGTCGGTGACGACATCGTCGTAGTCCATGAGCTTGAAGTGCATCCCGGTCGGCATCCCATCGACCAGGCCCCAGCCCGAGAGCGTGGGCTCCTTGGGGTTCCCCTCGCGCTTGACGATGATCCCTGCGCCCACCGACCAGAGCGGCGCCTGGCTCTCGGGCCGCTCCCACAGGATTTCCGGGAACGCCCAGCGCAGGAGCTCGCGGCTCTCGAGCTCGCGCTTGATCTGGCGCACGAACTCCTCGGCCAGGCCCTTCTTGTAGCTGAAGATCCCGACCGTGATCTCGGGGTCGCAGAGGATCTCCTGGAGAATGCCGGCGAAGGTGATGATCGTCGATTTGTAGTGCTCGCGCGCCCAGATGTCGATGTAGCCGTCCGGGTTCGCCTCGACCGCGCGGCACTGGCGGTAGATCCAATCGTGGAGACAATCCTTGCGCTCGAGCACCCGCACCAGAAGGTAGAACCGATCAGCCTTGATCAGTCTCCTCACCGCCGAGCGGTCCTTCAGATTCTGGTCCTCCCTCACCCACTCCCGGATCAGGAGCGGGATCGGAATGAGCGGCGCCACCGAGCGCTGCGGCGGCCTGGGCGGCGGCGAGCCGCTTGTAGTAGGCGCCGATGAGCTCGGGCTCCCCGGGAGCGCCCGGTGCAATCTCGAGGGGCCGACCGGGCGGAGTCGAGAACTCTGTGGCCCTGAAGTCACGCCATGCCTCGCGCCGTCGATTCTTCAGCCAGAAGATGCAGGCGGTCGTGTCGGGCGGTAGGTCGAGGGTCGCCGTCTGATAGCCCAGGGCGCGCCGGTAGAGCGAACGCTCGACCCGGTCGTCGGCGACCCGCTTCGGCGGCTTTAAGGCTTTCAGAAACTTCGGGTGCGTACGGGCCCATAGATCGATGGTGCTGATCGAGATCCGAAGCGCTTGGGCGAGCTCGACATCGGTCGCTCCCAGCTTCGCCATGGCGCGCACGATCGGGAGCATCCGCGCCTCGTCGTACTTGGGCGGCCGGCCCCCGCCGGCGCCGCGGCCGACGCCGGTCGACTTGGTCACGGCGACTCAGCGCGAGCGGTTACGCGCGACCGCAGCGTTCGCGGTGCGAATCGCACGACCCTCATCTCCGGTCTCCTCGAGC